CTTGTCCACTTGATTCTCCTGTAAAAAAGGGGTCCCGATATCGGGACCCCAACTCACACTTCGCCAGAAGTACGGGTTAAATCGTGTCTGCCAGCTGCAGGTTAACGATATGCTCGTCCTCAACGCGTACTGCGCCGATTGTCATGAACGAGTAGATGCGCCATGCAAAGCTGATAGACGGGTCTTCAGCGATCCGCGACGTTACATCCCGATCAACCATGAGACCGAGTGCCTTGCCTGTCATGGCGAAGCAATCAATATCGGTGCCGGGGGCGGTTGGGTGGTTCAACCGTGTGGAGACAATCCACTGGTATCCCATCCAATTGTCAATGTAGCCCATTTCCGCGAGGGCCTTGACGTAGACGTAATCGCCTGATGTGGCTTCCGTCAGCTGCAGGAGCTTGCGCGCCTGAACTGGACCGATAACCATACATTTCGGCTCGTCCGGGTCGATGTCGTTGTCAAGGAACTTCTCAGTTACCTGCGTCACGAGATCGAAGTTGAGGCTGGTGTCGTAAACGTCGACGGTTACACCGAAGACCTTTTGCGCATCCGGGAAGGGATTTGCGACACCCAGCCCATCAAGGGCTGTGCCTGTTGCGGCGGCGATGATTTCATCGTCATACGCTCGTTTCATTGCATAGCCTTGCGACTGCGCGAGATTCGAGTTTGGATCGATGATCATCTGTACGATGTCTTCTTGCTCGGTGGAATCACCGGTATCGTACGTTACTGGGACTGAAACCCTACGGCTCCACGGCCAGTCTTGAACTGGGGTGGGCTGCAGGCGTGTCGCCTTGACTTGCGCTTCCCGAGTGCCCAACCGTTCCCAGTTATGCTCCTCAGAATTGACGCCACGCTCCATAACCTTGCTACGGAGCCTAGATGGCCTCTGTTGCGCTAGGTGGCGAAGAATGCTTTCGTATGTGGATACAAAAACATTATCGACTGTATTAACCATTATTGGCTCCTACGCACGTTAAAAGAAAAGTGAACGCTTGGAGCTACCCGGTAATCCGGACCCTCAGCTTAGGGGAATCCGTCCCCTCAACCGGAGCGCCTCAGGACCCTTGCGAGCTACCCGTCGGCTTTCTCATTCCCGGGAGTATACCACATCGATGGGGGGTCTGTCAAGTATTTCTAAGTATGTTTCCCAGTTCGCCTCAATCAGCTTACACCACTTCTCCTGCTCGGCGGCAGGTCTCTTGGGATTTAGGCGACAGAAATCCGGCCTGTCCTCGTAGATTGAGCACAGGTTATCCTCAGTTAGGTGCTTGCAGGCCCCATCACCCCGGTCTAGTTCAGGGTGATTGAGGCCCGCCATTTTGCAACAGGCCCCGCAGGACCAGCACTTAAACGGCTCCGGCTGCTGCGGCACGGTTAAGGTCTACAACCCTCTGGACGTATTCCTTGTGCTGCGGATGGGCGGCATCCCAATAAGGGCCTTTGAGGTCGCCCATGATTTCCGAAACCCGGGCTTTCGCCTCGGCGGGGGTAACACGGGTAGTGAACTCGTCCTTGTTGAAATTGATCCCTTCGGTGCCGAGTTGCTCCCCAATGTTATGGAGCCACTTGAGGGTGGTGGCGTCCAATTTCCCTTCGGCCCCAAGCTCCATCAATTGAGCGGGTGCCTCGGTTCCTTTCAGGACAGCATCAACCTTCTGGACATTGTCCTCGTAGACAATACCCCACTCCTGCTTGAGTGCCCGTATGCCATCAGTGAAGGCCTGACTTGCAGCCTCCTGCTGGGCCACGGTAAACTCATGCATACCCGTAGCCAATGACATATACTGGCTCTTAGTCAGCCCGATTTCATGGGCAACAGCGGCAAAATCCGCCATCTTGGTTGCGTCGACCCCTTCCGGGTGGTCATACCCTGTTGCATCCTCCGGTCGCCCCATCTTGTTGAATAGGGTGTTCATGACATCCGGGTTATCCGGATCGGGGGTGGGTATAAGGGTAGGTACCTTAGTGGTCAGCTTCTCGTGAAAAGCTTTCCAAGCATCTTCCCCGGCTTCCGGACCCGGGACACGGATCGAGTTGCCGATATGAGACTGAGCGTCAAGGAATGACTGGGCAAGCCCACCTACATCCTTGATGTCAGCGAGGCCCTTGTGGTCCTTTAGCTCGTCGGAGAGACTATCCCTCCAATTCGGTTCGTCTGGCATTTTCTTTATACCTTATCATCTGGCGAATGTAGATCACAACATCGCGTTTGCCGCAGTTGTAGTTTGTCTTCGCGTCCGTTTCCCCGATTATCACGTCGGGGTTAAATTCCTCCTCAAGCGCTTCGAGAACCTTCACTCCTAATGGCGAAGTGAATAACTTGTGAAAGTTCCCGGCCTTCTTGTTGAGGGCCTCTATTGCAGCTTCTTTAGGCTGCTTGTTGTCCTCCGCCACCTGTTACCTCCTGTAGCGCGGCCTCGCCTTTAGCGAGTGCCTCATTGCCTTTGCCGATTTGTTCGTCTTCGACCCCTTGCTGCATCTTGGCCTGTGCGTCCTGCTTCTTCTTGCGCTCCTTCTTGATTTCCGCATCGGAATTCATGAGCTTCGCGGGGACACCTTCCAGTGAGCCAAGTTCTTTACCAATTGCATCCCAATTCGGGATGTCAAGAACCTCTGGTACAATTTCTCCGAGTTCGGCAAGCGAGGCGACCCAACGTGAGACACCTTGAGCGATATCTGCTCGCTGCGCTCGTACAAGCGGCCCTGTATAGATAATGTCAAGTTCGCCGTTACCTTCGTCCGTGATGGCTGCAGGGAGTTCACCAAACTGTCCGGCTCGATAAAGGATGTTAAAAGTCCTCTGTACGAGTGGGTCCAGATAATCCGATTGAAGTCGTCCAAGTGTAGGTCCCAGTAACCTTTGCATAAGTTCATAGCGCGTTTGTACCTCGGTCGCGGTCATTGCCGGACTTTCTTTTAACTCCAGCTGATCCACGTAAAAGATCGACCTGATGCTCTGCTTCAACTGCTCGCGCTGGAGTTGCGAGACATCGAAGCGCGCACCGGACTCGTAAGGTTCCATCGAGTCCATGGTGCGCACAACGGTCAGGCCAGCAGGTTCCAAGTCCAAGTCGGACAGTAGGCCCCGCTCTGTTACTTTTGTCGGAGGGTCGACTACCTTCTCTGTTGACTTAAGGATAAGTTCCACGAGTTGATTGATAGTCAGTATATCCGGAAGGGCTATCATTGCTGGGCCGTGGCCCCACATGGACTTGGAAGTCTTTCGCCAACGGGGGATAAAGGCAGGGTTCTCATAATACCCTCCCTCTTCCCCCAACTCGAAAGCGTCCTTATGCAGGACGTGTTTCATTCCCCATGGCCGCTCTTTGGGTGCGAGCGTTTTGGAGACATTAGCGTTCTTCTTGTCTTCCCGTGGGTATATGCACAGGATTACAGCGAGTTTCTTGTCCATGCTCTGGGCGTTACCTACTTGCTTCTGCATGGCCTCGGGTAATGCTTCTATCCCGAATTTGGTGGCAATCTGGTCAACCGTCCACATATACCTTCGGTAGCTCCGATTGGCCTGCCCGGTATGGTCTTGCTCAAACCACGTCTCTTCGACCGGGACGGATTGGAAGTTCAGCTTTTGGAACTTGCCGTTCTTCTCTTCGACCTCTTCGATAATCATCGAGGTACCGTATGATACCAAGTCGATATATGTCTCGTTGGCCTCCAGATTGAAATTGGAGTCCTGCAGCCCCAAGAAGCACTTGTGGGCGGCTGCTTCAAGCCACGCTCGAGATTCCTTATCGTCGTTCAGGACTTCGGAACGAAAGGCCAACTCGAACCAACGAATAGCGGGGCTAGTAAGAGAGCCGTGTATACTAGCAGCAAGAGTACCAGCAGCGTCAACCGCAGTCGAGTCGAAGATTTCACGGTTGTCTCTCCACGTGACAGCATGTTCCGACGATATGTCGCGGAAGAAGTCACCACGGAATGGTACAACCAGCTTGTTGATAACGTCCCACACGTCTTCAACGGTCTTCCGTTGCGACACGAGGGTATCAAATCGTTTTACAATGTCTTTACCGTCCATTTCTTAGGCTTCCGTCGTCGTTGAACATCCAAGGGTATACATCCATTGCACTCTGGCGACGTGATTTAGCTGATTTTCCGATCGACCTCTTCACCGCAAAGTTTCTTGAGCCAATGGCGTGTGAAGAGGAAGTATGCCATCCAACACTGAGATAGCGCATAGCGTCAGAGGGGTGACTCGCCCAATCGTGATAGGGTTTGTCTTTAAACATTTGCAAGCGTTCATCATATTCCCGGCGATAAGAGTATAGCCCATCAAGGAGCCTGCCAACATTCGGTTCGTTGAATTTTGCGACACGAATCATAGCCCTCGTTGCATCTATGCCATCCTGAACCGGGAGTTTTGCCACAATCTCGAACGAGAAGCCCAACGCATCCGCGAATTCTCGCCTTGTCTTTCCGGTCGTGAAGTCGGTGTTTTCAAGGTCGTGCGGCCCGTGGTGTTCATCGTAGTCATACGGTAAGGATCGGACGTCTCTAATCCACTGGTCAAGAGCTTTGTTCCTTCCCTCAGCATAGTCGATGATGATAGGCTTTCCGTCGTCGCCCCTTTGAGTGAAGATAATAGAAGTTGCATCTCTGAATCCTATGTCCCACCACGTCTGGACTTGTCGCATAGGGTCATGGGGGAAATGCCCGATGCGTCCATCTTTCTCAGCGAGGTTAAGCTCATTTGTGTAAAATGCGCCCTCCATCCCCGCTTCGAATGAACAAAAATATTCCTGAAGAATTTTCTCTTCAGCCATACCCTCAGCACGTTCTTCGGCAATAATCTCGGGGCTAATGACATGGGTCCCATCGGGTCGGAAGGTGTCCTCAATAGTAAGCAAACTGGAATACCACCGGGTGTTACCAGATGCCATATCAAAGAGCTTCTTGCCATGGTTCTTTCCACGAGGGGTGTATATGAATAATGCCCATCCACCGTTTTCCGCCAAGATCGGACGAATATAGTCCCATGCCTTTGGGTCCGCGACTGCGTACTCTGAAAATATGACGCCAACCGGATTGGTCCCAACGAGGCTGTCATAGTTGTCTGACCCCACCACTTGATATATGGAGCCGTTCCGCATGCGTATTTGCATGTCGGAGTTGTTTATGGGGTTGTCGACCTGACGCATTTCCTTGGGAAACGCTTGGTCGATCATGCGCCTTCCTTCCCTGTCGATACCGTCCCATATTACCCTCCTGCCCTGCTTGAGGGTGGGGAGCATATGCCAGATAGTGCCAATACGCATCTGCGAAGCAACGGCTGAGAGTTGCAAGCAGCAGCTATCTTTACCACATCGACGATGCCATACAACGGCAGCACGTTTCCGTTCAAGTCCCCCCTCAAACAGATATTGGAAGAGGGGAGACTGGTAATCTCGGGCGACCCACTCATTCGGAAGTGCTAGGGCCATCCGAAGTTACTTCCGGTTCCGCTGGGGGTTCCGGGGTAGCTTCAACCGGCTCAGGCTCACTGTGGGTCGGTAGCTTCCGTTTGGCACGTCTAGCTGCCTTGCCCGCGATCTTCTTGCCCTGCGTTGCTTTGCTCACTGAACTCTCCCTCAATTA